TATCTCTATCTAAAATTTTTATTTTTAGTAATTCATCAGTCATTGTACCTGAAACAAGTAATGAATTTGATGATAAGATATTTTCATCTGAGGCAGTTAAAAAAGATACTTTAAGTGATTTCTTTTTATTTTTATAATAAATTCCTCTACTTGGTAATTCAACTACGTCGTATGCGATTGTTGGGTCTATTCTATATTCTTCCATAATCTATAATTTATACAATATATAGTTGAAAGTCAAGTTTTTGAGCATAATAAAACCGGAAACCATTAGACAGATTTACTATTTTGGTTTCCGGTTTAAATAAATTTTTAAAATATTAGTAAACTTGGATACATCTATCCATTCTTAAGTTACAAGTAATTGAAGCGATTGCATCAGCACTATAGTCTAATGAACCAAAATCTAAACTTGTTAAGAATGTTCCTTGGATAATCCATTTTTCCACAACAACACCTGTTGGGTCTAACATTTCTAATTCAATATCTTTCTTATAACCAGCGGCATATCCCATACGACCAGTAACTGATTCAGCATGTAAACGGAACCATTCCATCAATGCTTGTGAAGCTGAAGGTCCAATTGGGTCCTTAAATGTCACTGTCATCTCATCCCAAGTAAATCTACCGGCAACATATGTTGATGTATTTAAAAAAGGAATTTCAGTTGAAACGATTTTTGCTGAAGGTCTTTTAGTTGATGTAACATACCATTCATTGATACCCATAGATGAAGGGAATCTTAAAATAAATCGGTTTTGTCTTTTCGGTTCAAATGGAACCGGCATTTTCATTAGTAAATCTGCCATTTTGTATTTGTTAAATTTTTCTTTATTTTACTTCTTATAAATATATAATATTTAAAAAAGTCATTTATTTTCTATTAATTATTTGACTTTGTCAATTTTTTTGTTTAGTTTTTTACAAACACCCAGTATTACTAGTTCCAGTATAACTTAATTTCTTTTATTTTACTAGAAAATTAATAATAATAAAGCTTATTAATATAAATACTAGTATTACTAGTTCCAGATTATACTGGGCAAAAAAATGGGGATACCGTGGTACCCCCAAATTCCCTTTAGTTTAAATTAGATATTCTCGAATGATGCTCCTGTTGGAGTAATGATGAACTCTAAATCAATAAATTCAAGTGCTCTTGTCGGCTTGATATAAATCTTACCTCTTAAAGTGTTGGCATCGATGTCCTCAGGGTCATTAGATACTGTAACTTTGAATTCATTTAAACCTCTTTCTTTCTTGATAGAATCCAAGATAGGATTTACTAATCTCAAGAACTCATTTCTTACTTGTTCGTCATTTTGTTCGAATAGCAATCTTACTGCAACTGCTGAAATTAATTTTCTTGCTCTTAATAATAATCTTCTTACGTTGATTCTATCTAATGCAGATTCTTTAACTTGAAGAGTTTTGTTACCCCAAACGATAGTACCTGTATCAGCGAATGTTGCGATAGGGTTAATTCTATATTTGTACAACTCATCTCTTTCATCAAGTGTTAATTTTTTAGTTGCTTTGATTGCATTTACCAAACCTCTTGAATAACCTGCCGGTGCAAACCAAGGATAAGATACGTTATCTGTCAACGCGATGTTCTTTAATACTTCACCTGTTGGTGGGATATAAAGTTGAGTTGAGTTATCAGTATCTTTTACTTGAATCCATGGCCAATATGTTGCGGAATAGTTAGAATCAATTGACATATTATCCAATTCTTCAACAATACCGTCAGCTGATGTGAAATATTCAGGACCCGGAGCGTTTATTACATATAATGAATCCGCTCTATCGTTTTCAACCATATCAATCGCATTAGAAACTAATGAACCGTGATTTGACCAATCGATACCCGGTGTTGCAAATAAGTTAATATCAACAGCTTCAGGGTTTGCGAATGTTTGAATACCTTGTAAGTATGCGTAGTAATCAGAGTTTGGTGAACCATCTTGAGATACTCTAAATACACCACCATTATCTGTGTTACCACTTGTATAGGTTGCTCTACCTAAAACATATGAATCTGTATTTGTTCTTGAACTTCTGTAGATATCCCAACCATCAAATCCACCATACACCGCAAATGTAAATTTACGATAATTGATATTTGTTAATTTGTTGTCAGTACCAGTTTGACCTTCTAAGTCATATTGTGTTGTCTGATACTCATAACCTGAAGGTAAAGTACCACCGGTAATTGTTGCTGCGTTAACTGATAAGTGGAAACCATAAGTTACTTGGTCAGCATCAGCACCTTTGAATTTCAATAAGTCAGAATCAAAACCAACTTGAGAAGAAATACCCAACATTACTTTTTTAACTTTATCACCACTTGTTGTATTAGGTGTACCATCTATACTGTAACCTGTAACATCACCAGCATCATAATACTTAGTTTTGTAAAGTACACTACCTAAAACATCACCAAGAGTATCGGCACCTGAAACAAATCCTTTGAAACCTGCCGGTATCGCGTCTGTTGGATGATTGTCAGCTAAAATTAAAGTAACATATTTTGAACGTAATTCATATTCACCATCAGATGTACCAATTTTTCTACCAATATATCCTGTAGCTTCAGGATTCATTGAGCATCTTGAATATTTTTCTAAAACTACCATGTTCTCATCAGTATCACCGTAATCACGGATTAATAAATCGAACTCAGCAGTATCTAAATTAATATTGATAATTGAAATTTTAAGTTGGAAGTTAGCATCTTCACCATCTGAAATAGTTTGTACTTGGAATAAGTCGGAAACCTTACCACCACGAACTTCAGAAACTACCATTGGAGAAATTGTGGTATCCCAAGGTTGTGCAAAACTATCATTTTCTGTATTAAAAGTTGTTTCATTGATATTTAAACCTCTAATATAACCTTTTTCAAATGCAGTTTTTAATAATTTAGGATATACCTCATGTACATAGATTGGGAAATCTGTTGCAGATTTATCAAATGGTTTACTTCCTAATACTTTCTTGATGTATTTTGAAGATGAGGTGTCTAATGAACAGGTATATTCTTTTTGACCACTAGTTGCACCTGAAACTGTGATAACAAATTCACCTAATGGGTTTGTTGTTAAATCATATCCAGCTGCGTTTGCAGTACTAAAATCAACTGGGTCAGAGATTTCAAGATTTAATTGTTGATTTGCATTATAAGTTCCACGACTTCTTAAAGCCGCAACCACAATACCATCATAATCTTCGTTTAATATCGCATCATATGTATATTTTGTAACTGCAAATAAATTTGTCGAACCATTCCACACAAATAAATAAGAATAAACTTCATCACTACCGTTATTAAATGTGTTTGACCAGTTTTTACCGTGTGTTGTACCACTATATAATGCTCCTGAGAATGGAGATACTAATTCGGTTCCTCCGGGTAAATCACCTGAAGGTATTAAACCAATTGTAAACCATACTCCATCATTACCTGATACACCACTAAAGTTTTCATAAATATAATCAGTAATACTAGTACCCTCAAACGATGTTACACCACTAAGTTCTCCATATACCGTACTTCCAGTAAATCCTGAAAGAGGAGTTGGGTCCATTGTAATTCCTGTTGTAGAACCACTATAACTATCATCCCATTGGTCTTGTAATGTGGTACCTGTACCTGCCGGCATAAGTCCACCCAATGTTGAGATTCCTAAAGTGATTTCAGGTTTATATCCAGTTAAACCAAGTACTCTTGTTACGAATAATTGGTTTGACTCTTGTAAATAAGATTTTGCTACGTAAGGTAACTCATATTTTGGATTTAAGTTTCCGTATTTTTCAGGAGACGTTCCACCAAAATAAGTTTTGAATTCGTCGAAATTAGAAATTAAAATTGGTTCAAAAGCTGGACCTTTTAAAGTCTCACCAACTAATCCCAATGTTGTTACTCCGACACTTTGCGCTACGAATGTTAAGTCTTTCTCGGATGTGTAAACACCGGGAGAAACGAATACTCTGTTTGAATTTGCCATTGATTAATGTTTGGTTAAAATTTTTTTTATTAGTTTTATTATAAATATCTTTGTTTTTACCAAAGATTTCGATACTTTTCACATAAAAGATAGTAAATTATCTTTTTCTATCTTTATTTATCTTTTATGGAAGAAAACAAATCTAAAAACGTAAAAATCAGTGAGAAACATCATGAGATGTTAAAAAACCACTGTGAGAAAAACGGATTAAAAATTTATAAAGTTTTAGAAAGGTGGATTGAAGACTATTGTAAACCCAAAAAGAAGGATATCTATGGGGATTAGAATAAATAAGTCACACCAATTCTTGAACCAAGATATGGTTCACTTAACAATTTAATGTTTTTTATACCATCAATATCATAACCTGAACCCTCCTCTTCTTGAAGACCGTTAATATCAACTGAAACAATACTATTAATAGGATTATTTAATTCAAATACCATTGACGTACCATCATAATCAAAATATTCCGTAGAAACTTGTAAAATGTTTCCATAATTGTCTATCACAATTGTATTTTGTTTACCTTTATAATATGTGATTGTCACAGTACTACCATCTAATGGTGGAGTATCAAATGTAACTTTAGATGTGTGAGCTATATGAAAATAATCGACATTTTTTTCTTGTAGTAAACCATTAACGGATACACTAAATAAAACACCAATGCTTTCACCCACACTAAATTGTGTCTGTATACCATCGGCAGGAAAACTTACAATTGTTACATCTATATTTCTATTAAGAGATTTTCTCTTAGGTGCACCTTCTCTCGCAAATTCATTTAATAAGAAAAATCTACTAATTGCCGGTTTAATTTCAAAATCATCACTATCAATTAAGAAACCTAACATCGTAAATTTATAATTTTGTACATAATATCTACGACCGTCTATAGTGTCTAATGGTGTACTATCATTAACACTGTCCAATATGATTGGAATATAATGACCTTTTACTGTTGTATATGCTTGACGAGATGAAAACTTCTGTAAAACTTTTTGATTAAATTTATTTAGTTCTCTAAATTTTGTACATACAATTGTTACCTCAAAACTAATATCGACGGCAACAGGTTGTGGTATTCTATAAATGTCAGCACCTAATTGTGTACCATTCCAAGTTGGAACGGATGCATAAAAGAATGTGTCTCTATCAGGTATTGTTCTCTGTGTTACAGGATTTGTACCGGGTTGAACATCGGGTTGTCTAACAATTGCAATAAATGGTAACTTTATATTTCTATCCTCATCAACAAATTCCCAACTATTTTCTAATTCCGCCCATCTTTGTATGGTTAGTATTTTTGGGATGATTGGTATTTGTTCACCATCTGAAACTATTTTAAAGTTTTCCTTAATGAAATCTAACATACCTAAATCTAAATCATCGTGTAATATAGAATCAGGTAAGAACGAATCGGATTTAGTTATTCTATCCAATAATTCTTGTCTTTTAACAGGTGCACTGTACATATCTTTGTTTGCACCATATACTTCTATATTGTTTTTTCTTTTAGGTATTGCCATTTTATACTCCTCTAAATTCAGTTTCTTGTGCCGGTGCACATGTTATTGTTCTATAGAATGGTTTGTAACCAAACATACTATGTTTTCCATCAGAAACCACTTTACCATCGTTAGTAACTTGATAGTATCTTATTCTTTCTTCAGATTCTGCATATCCAATAAAATCACCATATTTTATATCTATACCCAATTCTTGTAAATGTTTGATATAAACTGATATTGTAATATTACCCGGCTCATTGAATTTTATCAATCCCGTTTTATATGATTTGTTTGTTGGTGCGTCTATTTTAACCAATCCGTTAAATTCAACAGGTGGAAAATACTTTATTTGGTCTTTACCAACCTCACCATACACATCGTCAGTCGTTGTCCTTGTTGTATCAACACGATATAAAACCAACTTCATATTCAAATCTCCGTGTAGATACTCAGAACCCATTTGAACATTCAAATCAAAATCATCATTTGAAAGGAATTTAGATAGTCTTGTGATTGGTAATTTGTTTTCCATATCCTTATAAATAGTAGATTTTTACGAACTTATTATTTATATTATAAATTATGGAAATAATGATTCCCGAAATAGAGGCGAGAAATATACTTTTATCATATGAAGGGTCTAATAATCAATTATTAGATTGGAAGAAAAAATTCACAGAGCTTAAAAGTTTTAAACTTACACGACCACAATCAGAATATGTACAAAAATATCATACTGTGGTACCAAAGGTTGCAAGAAAATATATTAACATTGTGAGTACATTTGGTGAGAAACTTGCTGATGATAAATTACTCCCAACTGTACCGGATAAAATTTGGTGTGAGAAACTATTATGTGAATCAGATAAAGCATATCATATTTGGGGTAAAATTTCTGAAACAGAAAACATACACGCATTTTGGATGCCCAAATCAGCGATAATTCAAGAAGAGAAAAAACTAAACAGAATTGTTGATTATTCGCCATATTCTAAAAGACCGCCAATGGAACACCAAAAA